ACGCCAAAAGATTTTATAATAATACTGTTATCAATATGGGTGTTATATTTAATGGTTAATGTAGAATTTATTTTAGTATAGGAGGAGAAATGATTGCATACTACAGAGTCGAAGGAGAAGTTATATTAGGTTTTGACGGCAAAGATGATTGCATTTATCGGATGTATATAGCAGATCCAGTAGCAAGATCTAAACACATACTTAATATCAAAGATGACCTTAGAGGTTAGACACGATTATCAAGCTGAAGTTCAGCAAGGAGATAAGTTAAAAATTATTCAAGCATCTGACTGTGTTTCTTTTGACCATGCTTTCGACAAGGTAAAAGCTTTATCGCCTGATTGTTTGATTAAAAAGATTACCAACAAATCTACAAAATCTTTCACTATTTATTATACTAGGACTGATGGGGATTAGAGTTCTAAGTTTATTTGATGGAATGAGTTGCGGTCAGTTAGCTCTACAAAGACTTGGTATTGAGGTAGATACTTATTACGCAAGTGAAATAGACAAGTTTGCAATTCAAGTAGCCCAAGCTAATTTTCCCGACACAATCCAAGTTGGAGATGTTTGTAATTTAGATCCAAAAAATTTCAAAGATGTAGATTTAATACTTGCTGGCTCTCCTTGTCAGGGTTTTTCTTTTGCTGGCAAACAGTTGGCTTTTGACGATCCAAGGTCTGCACTATTTTTTGAGTTCATTAGAATATTAAAAGAAGTAAAGCCAAAATATTTTTTATTAGAAAATGTCAGAATGAAACAAGAGTTTCAAGATGTTATATCTGCATGGATGGGATTCCAACCACAAGCATTAAACTCAAACAAACTGTCTGCACAAAACAGATACAGACTTTATTGGTTTGGTAAACGTGTAGAACGTGAGGGTGGTAAGTATGGGTATGATGCTATACCTATTCCACCTATGGAAGACTTAGGTTTAGTCTTAAAAGATATTCTACAAGAAGACCATGACGAGCCACCTGTTCCCATTAATGAACGTAATGCTAGGCATCACAAGAACCCTAATCAAAAGGCATTGTGTGCGACTGCTACTATGTACAAGGGTGCAGGTAACAATGGCATGACATTGGTTGACAG